AGGTATGGTGATTCGGTAACACCTGATACACCACTGTTGATTCGCCAAGATGGTATCGTGAAAACATGTCGCATTGATTCACTCGTGAATGCTTATGAAGTTCGTGATGATGGAAAGGAGGTGGCTGCTATCGACGCAGAGGTGTGGACAGAAAAGGGGTTCACACCCATTCATCAAATTGTTCGTCACAAGACCACAAAGCGGATTCACCGTGTACTCACTCATACAGGAGTGGTTGATGTGACGGAGGATCACAGTCTCCTTTTGGAAGATGCGAAGATGATTACACCCAAGGAAGTTCAGCTGGGTACCAAACTTCTTCATGGTTCTTGTGTGAATGCGATTATTGACGGAACATCTCGAGTATCTGTGAATGAAGCGAAAGTGATGGGTTTTTTCTTTGGAGATGGTTCTTGTGGTGCGTATAATGGAAAGTATACGTGGGCATTGAACAACGCAAACATACAATATCTTGATAAGATGGCCAGTCTTTGTCCATTCGATACGAGAATTTATGCCACGATGGAAAGTAGTGGTGTGTACAAGTTGAATGCCATCGGAGATGTCAAAACCATATCTTTGAGATACCGGTCACTATTTTACAATGCGGCAAAGGAAAAGGTTATTCCTCCATGTATTTTGAACGCACCCGAAGAAGTAGTAAAAGCCTTTGTCGAAGGATATTACATGGCCGATGGGGACAAGGATGAGCATGGTTACACACGTATGGACATCAAAGGAAAGGAGGGGTCTATGGGCATGTTCATACTTGGTAAACGCCTCGGGTACAACGTATCCATCAACACGAGAAGTGATAAACCCGATATTTACAGACAGACGTGGACTACATCTTCCCAAAGAAAAGAACCTTGTGCTATTAAAAAATTAGAATTCTTGGAAGAGACGGATGGATATGTGTACGATCTGACTACCGAATCGCATCACTTTCATGTGGGTCCAGGTGAACTCGTTGTACATAATACAGATTCAGTCATGGTAGAGTTTGACGTGGGAGAAAGGACTGGTATGGAAGCCATTCAATACAGTTGGGAGTTGGGTGAGCAGGCGGCTCAGGCATGCAACGCCCTCTTCAAGAAACCCAACAATTTGGAGTTGGAAAAGGTGTACTGTCCCTATTTTCTCTACTCCAAAAAAAGATACGCCGCCAAGTTGTGGACGAAGAATAAGCAGGGAGAGATGAACATGGATTACATAGACGTGAAGGGTCTACAGCTCGTCCGTCGAGATAACACACCACACGTGAGGGAAGTGTGTAAGGAGCTGCTCGACGTGGTGTTGGAAAGTCCCGACACGGAGGCTCCCAAAGCACTGGCTCGTAAGCGCGCGGTCGAACTCTTGGAGGGTGACGTACCCCACGAGAAGCTCATCCTTTCGCAGCAGTTGGGTGACAGTTACAAGTCATCCAATCTAGCACACGTGTGTGTTCGAGACAAGATGCGCGAGAGACAGCCGGGGTCAGAACCCCAGTCGGGTGACAGGGTACCCTACCTACTTTTGGACACGGGTGATCACAAGGCGAAGGCTTTTGAAAAGGCGGAAGACCCCAAGTATACACGTGAAAATAATTTGAAAGTTGATTATGTATATTATTTCAAAAATAAATTTTTAAATCCGGTGTGTGATCTACTAGAACCATTGTTTGAAAACCCCAAAGAAGAAATATTCGGCGAACTCATCACTCGTACGAAACCCCCTAAGAAACCGCGNGCACCCAATAAGAAGAAAAAACAAATATTGATAGATGACTTATTTAAAAATGAAGAGCAATAATAGTTCATGGGCATACCTGAAAAGGTGGCAGTATTGATCGATGCTGAGGTGGAGAAGCGAGTACANGAAGAGATGTGCAAAGTAGTCGAAAAGGTTTCTAAATTGTATCACGTTCCATTGAAGATTGCGAGAAAGGATCTCATAGTCGGTGATTTTTGTATGGGTGTGAAGAGGGATGGAACCCTCTGTAAAAATAGGGCAGTCACCGAAGGATATTGCATGCATCATGTGAATGATAAACGACCCGTACAGCTCGTGGGTGGTACTATGAAAACTGGAGTCAGACACAATCACCCATTTCCTTCACCACCACAACCAAATTGTCCGGCGTGCAAAGTAGTCCATAGTAATGTTAATGAATTTAGAGATTTATCGACTATTATGTAATAATGAACAAATCTGATATTCTACTATCATCAATAAATACCTTTTACACTGTACCCGAGAATAGATCTACGCTCATGGAACTTCTTAATAAATCTGGTGGGATATCCCTTCGGAATCTAGAATGGTTCATCACCAACTATTCAAAAAAAAATAATTTGTCCTATACCACGACTGATGGTAAAATTTTCAGTGTACACTGTGCATACAAGTCGAGTTTAGATGGGTACAGCAAAAAGCTCTTCGACCCTTTTTGTCGTGCGGAGAAGATTACCTACACGATACCCGAAACAAATCATGAAATTCATACGACCGTGGCCCAGTTGAATTTCATCAAGTGGTGTATAAAAAATAATGTAGTTGAATACATCAAACAAAACAAAGATACTCTATTCAGTAAGCAAGTGACATGAAACCACCTGAAAATCTAAATGTCTGATATCCCACATAGTATATGTGTAGTGTGTATGTTCTACTCAGACCCGTTTTTAATTTGACATCCAACACCGTCTTATTTGATTGTAACTGTCCAAAATCCAAACTTCCCGACGGCTCCACGTTTATCGGATTCATCGAGAAGGTATATGTGTATATGTTTCTCAGGGGTCGAGACAATCTACTATTTAAAGGTACAGCGTATTTGAAAAATGCATGCTCAGCCAAAGGTATGTTGGGGAGATCTTGACCCTTCACAAATATTTTAGCACTCTCCATGACTGGTTCGAAGAATGAGTTGATGACTGAGTACCCCACGTTTGAGGAAAAGTTGAATCTATTTTTAAAGGCATCGGATCCTCCTGGAACTTTTTCAAAATTTTCATCTCTCAAAAACCAGTTGATGGTCTTCACTGGAATATCCGGAACGAGTTCGAGTTTCACAATATCACTTCCCACCGTAGTTTCGGTTGTGGGATGTTTCTTCACAATATCCGTGATGAATATCTGTTGTGTATTCATGAGAAATGTTCGTTCTTCGGGCGAGACTGTCATCTCTTCCGTGATGATATCGAAGCTATCCAGTTTTAAAGTATCCGTAGTATCCGTAAAGAATGATTGAGGGTGAAATTCTATGTCGAATTCAATCTTCTGCTTATGCGCTGCACAGGTGGGAAAGTAAGGTCGGTTTGGATTATTGGACGCGTACTCATCACCCTCGTACTTTCTCGAAAAGAACAGGGGTATGGGTATCATCAACTCAGACTCGAATTGATTCAGTAGGGTGGCGTTAGCCGGAAGAAGTGCCGTGTCCTCGGCCAGATTCCTGTTCACGGTGTAGCGTTTTGTTCTCTTTTCAGATGCATCCAAGTACAGTTCATCGTAGATGATGCCCCAGTCACCGTGGAATATCTCGACGACCAGTTCATCCACACGCATCGTCACCGTCTTTATGAGGTGTCTACCCAATTGATCGGCGAGTAACCCACCACCTGAAATTGCTGGAAACTTCATGTAAATGTACATGTTACTGAGCAGATCACCCATATCCTTCGGGTGCATGGTCACCTTGACTGTCTGACCAAAGGGCCATGATGTTTCACCGCTGGGTATCCTGACATTTGTACTTCTGTGAAACTTTGTAAAGTTTGCATGCTGTTTTGGACTATATTTAAAGAAAGACATGTCAGGATCATCGCGTACGAGGTATCCATCTTGTTTTCCGATTGCATGAAGGCGCACGGTCGCACCCGTGTCAGCGCCAGATACAATCATACTATCTTATTGTAGACAAATTTTTAAATCAGTTTTCCACATGTCAAAATGTGTCGTTTCTTTGAGAGTTTCTAGTTCCTTCTTCAATTCTTCCGTCTCAGACACGAGTGCGGCTACAGCCTCTTGAGTGTACTGGTATGTCTTGATGTGTAACAGGTAATCGAAAGAGTCATTCATCTTATCAAACAGAGATTCCATCTCAGTCTCGAGTTCTTGTTTCTTTCTCTTGAATACCACCAACTTTTCGTTGATGACCATGTCCACAAACTTCGACATGTTCGTATTCTTCTTCATGCGCTGTTCCAGCACTTGAATCATGTGTGCCTTTCTCTTCCTGTACGCATCCATTCTGATATCCATGAAATCCCTGAGAATGGCTTCAGGTGAATCGTACTTGTGAATACCCCTGGTGGGGTGAAAGAGATGCATGTTCGTGGTATGGAACGTCTTTTGCATCTTGAAATCCTTCACCACATCATCACCTGTGTACCCCGTGATGTCAAAGTCCACCTGTTCCGTCGTACTGTTATTCGTGTAATTTTGAATCACCTTCTTCTCGATGAGTGTATCCAGATATTCTTTGAAATCTTGGGTCCATCGACCGGGTGGTAGTTCGGTAATCTTCAACACCTTTCCTTTTGTGTTCCATGTACCCTCCGCCACCCAAGAACCCGTGGCATCCAGAAACATCCTACCTTTGAACCCCTTGAACCATGGTTTCATGGGTACTAATTCCTTTCCATCTATGATTCGTTCGATATTGGCGCATATGTCTGACGGGTTGTATGGAGGTACATAGCAACTGAAACCCGTGCCGATACCTTCTGTACCATTCACCAATACTGTAGGGATGATGGGTACGAAATAATCAGGTTCAATACTCTTCCCATCATCATCCAGATAATTCAGTATGGCGTCATCCCTCTGATCGTACAGCTGTCTCGCCTGCTTGGTCAACTTTGTGAAGATGTACCTCGGTTGACTCGCATCCTTTCCACCCAACAGCCTCGATCCAAACTGACCACAGGGTTCCAAGAGATGTACATTATTAGAACCCATGAAACTGTGAGCGAGTTTCACGATGGTATCAGCCAATGATACTTCTCCGTGATGGTAGGAAGTCTTTTCGGACACGTAAGCCGCCAACTGTGCCACCTTCATCTCACTGGTGAGGTTGCGGGCGAAGCAGGCGTACAACACCTTTCTTTGAGAAGGTTTGAGACCATCCGACACGTGGGCGATTGATCTTTTGAGATCCGCGAGACTGAAATTGACGAGATCCTTATGAATGAAATCCGTGATACCCAATTTGTCCACGGAACCATAGGCCACCTCAAGTTCACCGGGCTTTTTCTCTGTACTTTCGAGTAACCACTTCTTTCTATCATCGGCTTTAGTCTTGTCAAAGGCGAGTACCACGGATTTGGTGGTTGTCTCATCGGGATCGAAGCGTACCGTCAGTCCATCAATCATCTTGAAGTATTCACGTGCTTCAACCGATGTAGATGTACCCAGACCCTTGTAGTACTTGATTTTCCATCCCGGTTTTCCATCACCGTACCACTCTCGAAAAGTTGAATCAGTGTAGAAAGGTTTGACTGTCGAACCCTTCGTCGCCTTAATGATAGGAGTCACCATGCTCACCACAAATCCAAGATCCAACAGGCTGGGCCAGAAGAAGTGAATCATGTTGAGAATAAGACCCTTGATATGACTGCCATCTGCATCTGCGTCCGTCATGATCATGAGACGACCATAGCGAAGATCGGACAGTGAAGTGTACACCTTGTCTTGTTGAAGACCCAAAATCTTTTTGAGATCGTTAAACTCTTTGTTATCCATGAGTTGCTTCACACTCGCATCACGAACATTTTTACACTTACCTCTCAATGGAAAAACACCATAGTGATCACGACCGACTATGGAAAGACCAGCGACTGCTAGAGTCTTTGCAGAGTCACCCTCTGTGATGATGAGTGTACATTTACCAGAGTCGTTAGTTCCAGCTTTATTGGCATCGTCCAACTTTGGGATACCCGTAATCTTTGAGCGCCTGTTACCATCAGACTTTTTCAGTTCCTTCATCTCCTTAAACTTTGAGAGGGCCAGGAGTTCATTCTGGATGCTCGTCTTGAGAATATTCTTCACGAATGTTTTCGGGGGTTCAAACTTACTACCAAATTCTTGGGGCTTCAGGGTGCAGTCGGACTTGACCTGACTGCCGAAACTTGGGTTGACCAAGGTAGCCTTGACAAACACCATGAAGGCATTTTTCACCTGATGAGGCCTGAGTTGAATCTTCTTCTTCATCTCTTCGATGATACCAGCAGAAATGGTATTCATCACGTGATCTACATGGGTACCACCCTTGGTCGTGCAGATACCATTCACGAAAGACACTTGTTCAAAACCGTCATCACTGGGGGCGACGCATACCACCCAATTATCACTCGTCGCCATGACAATCTCTTCGCTCTTCGTGTACATTTGTGCATATGTATTGAGNGGACATTTGGGGAGGACTTCACCTTGGAATTTNACTTTACAGTTTCCAGAGGTACACACGTTCGCATCGTAGACTCTTTTTTCAAAAATGTTATAAATATCATCATCCAATCCAGACATACCAAAGAGGTACCATTCGGGTACAAAAGAAATGCAAACAGAAGATGTGGAGGCTGAATGGGAAGTTATTTTCGGGGGATCACACGTTCGCATGTTGTTGGACCATTGTTGGGTATACTTTTTTTTGTTTTCTCCATCTTTAATCGTGACTGTAAATTTAGTTGAATATACATTAGCAAGTTTAGCACCGTAGCCATTGCGGCCACCGACGACTCTTTTTTGGTTATCATCATAGTTTGTACTGGTAAGCAGGTGTCCAAAAGTAAGTTCAGGGTTCCAAATGTTTTCTTTTTCATGCATTTTTATGGCGATACCACCCAGGGGGCCGTTATTTTCGATGGAGATGACACCGGTGTCACGATCGATATGTACAGATATGGAGGTGGTATTTTTGGGATACATGGAGTTTCTATCGATGGCATTCACAAGAATCTCATCAAATATTTTCAAAAGTGCGGGGGAATAGTTGAGCATCTTCTTTTCGAAACCATCTCCGGTTCGTACCCAGTAGGGTTCGTAGACCCTCGACACCGGACCGACATAAGAGTCAGGTCTCTTGAGGATGTGTTCCACGTGCGTGAGTTTTTGGATACTTTCAGTCATCTTATTCCGTTTACGCGCGCTCTCCTTAATAGACCTTCGTACCACTGGACGATTTCGGATTCAGTTTTTGATTTGCTTTGGGGTGCGAAATGCTTGATATGACCAATTTCACGATTCATGAGTAACTTAGGTTGAATTTTTACTTTGTTCAGGAAACAAGCATAGCACACACGTTTCAACCACGGACCGACGAATGAATAATACGTCATGTTATTGTCCAGAAATATGGGTCTGATACGTCTGTATTCTCTGACGAACATTTTGTTTATGAAACCTTTGGTGATGAGCTTAGGGTCCAGGGGAGCTTCACATTTATAACACACTGATGTCCATTTTAGTTGCATGAATTTATTTTGTTCATATACTTTAAAATGGATAACATAAAGAATCGGGGGCCATCAACGATGCCTTACGTGATGATTATAGTAGTACTATTACTTACCATAGTGGGTATCACAGTGTACTTTATGATGTTTCACGAACCTTCACTAGAAAAATGTAGCAATTTGTATCAATCCAACATTTGTACGTCATCTTACTGCACGTCTAAATTCCCGTGTAATCAAGTCGAATGGAAACCGGAAATAGAATCTGATAAGGATAATTTCCTCGGTTGGAAATTCAAATATCTTAAGGATGGTACGGGTATAACGTCGGTCATATCTGATTACGATTCCAAAGCTTGTAAATACCTGAAAGATAAGAACCTGGACGTATACTCCGCGGGACCCGGTGAGGCTGTCGGTGATCTGAAATGTGAAGATATTTTGGGCGACATAGATAATGATATCGAAGATGCAAAGAATGATTGGATGCTCAAATCAAACTTGTTGAAAGTTCGCCGAGTCATCAATGGGAAATGCGCACTCGAAGATACCATTCCGTCTTCGGCTTTCAAGGAAGGTGGAGATGTTGCAAATGCCTTTTGCAAACCTAAGTAAATAGTGACTTTTAAGAAAGTCAAGTTCAATATGTCTTACGAAGATTGCCTCCGCGATGCTATGCGCCTCCACGGTGTCTCTTCACCAGATGAGAGATGTGCCCATCTGGCGAGGAGTGTATTCAAAATGAAGAATAGATACAGGAAGCATGAAGAGTATAAGAAGTCACGATCATCGGTCCTCATCACAGATGCTCCCAAACAGGTGGTTGAACAGAAATATACGACCAACATTTGTCAGTCCACGACACTCAAAGGAAAAAGGTGTACATTCAAAGCGACGTGTGGAAACTTTTGTAAAAAACATTCCACAAAGGAAACACCAGCGGTAGCCCTAGGTAGAAAAATATCTTTTAATATATAAATGTTCGATCAGGACAGTCTTAAACCAGTTATCGTATCTATGATTATCTATCTCATCATTGCCAAACTTCTTCCCGAGATCATCAAGAAGCCTACTGGTATTGGTTTCATCGATGATCTCAACATGATGCTCATCGCCCAGAAGGGTTCTCTCGCCTCAGGTGCTATTCTCACTGGTATCGTGTCCTTCACGGCTCAGTACATTATTGATCAGCAGTTCGTGTAGAATGTTTTCTTTACCAGTCAATTGTTTAGTATGTGAATGATCCATGTGTCTTAATCTTTTATCGAAAGCATCACGCATATACTCCAAGAGTTGGGTCGCATCGGGGTTGCCCCACAGCATACCCTTTTTGAAAAGAAAGTCATCCTTTTCCAACTCTTGAAGTGTACACTCGATCGTGTAGGGTGTCTTGATGTATTCAGGCGCTCCACCATAGTCCGTGATGATGACAGGTTTGTCGCGGATGGCTGCTTCGACAGCCCCCATCCCCACCCCTTCTGAATGTGAAAAACTCACGTAACAGTCACCCAGTTTATGAAGATCATTCATCTCTTCGTCCGATATAAGTCCGTTGATGACTTTGACTCTCGGAAGGTTTATGTTTACAGGGGAGTTGCATGTCGCTTTGATGAGTAAGTGGGCGTTGGGTTCATTCA